CTATTGTATCTGAGTCTAGTAAATTAATAATAGATGTAGCATAGAAGTTCCAAAGAACATCAGTCTCAGAGAATGTTAAAGCATCTCCAGACACAATACAAATCCTCCCGTTAATGTAGAACAACTGCTGTATAGTTTTACCTACAAAATAAGGGTCTTTGTTATTATTATCGTTACCTACCAATGGAGGTCTAAGTTGGTCACTTGTAGATAATAATCTAGCTTTAAAGTTTCCATCAGAGAGTCTTTCAATTACAATAGGCATATTAGTTAATAACGGTAAATACCTATGGCCATCTTGGTAAGTCGCTCTTGTTGTAAATTCCTGCCAAGTACCTTCCCAACGTATAGCATAATAGTCAGTATTGTTGTAACCATCTGAGCTATTTATACGAACTAACGCCCCATCCCAAGGGAAACTTGAAGGTAAATCTTGTAGCTTAGGTACATCATACTTCCAACCAAAAGAGGCCATAGACCCCCAAGAGTCCCAAAAGTTAAATGTAAAATCTTCAAACTCATCTTTCCAAATCTTCAAGATAGACCCTTGGAACTCTGAATTCCACCCATCAAGGTCATTGATTGTATTACTAAGAGCCTCAGCAGCATCATCAGATTTATCACTATCTGCTGAATATTGTGTACCATCTAGTTCTACAACATAGCGATATGGATGGTCTGCATCATTACTACTACGTGATAACCAATAATAGGCTATATTAGTAGCTTCAGTTTCCACAGTACCAGCTGAGGTTCTATAGAGAGCATCAAGCTCTGGCATATCCTCCACAGCTTTCTGTTCAGTAGTTACAACCTGCTCGCTATTTACAATATATGTTGTATCTCCTATTGTAATACCACTTAAGCTAGTACGTGATGTATGGGTTAAATACTCACTTACACCATCTTCAATATCTATAGTTTTAACACCTTCTCCAAGAGTTATAGGTGTAATATCTCCTGAGGTATTTATACATATAATATGAGACTCTGTATCATCCCTTTGGTAATCATAGATAAAACTAGAGTCACTAGGGATACTTAAAGATGTATCCTCTACATTAGGTCTCCTTGTAGTCCCTAGTACAAGACTAGGATTACAGTTAACCATCTCAGCAACTTGATTATCCTTACGAAGACTCTCAGTCTGGTTACTAACACCTCCATAGACCCCTGGAAGTGTTTTAACAAATAAAGCCATTATGCAACTCCACTAGGGTTTGTATTACGTGATACTATTCTAGAACCTTTGATAAGATTAGCTTTTCTATGACGTGCCTGAGCTTTCTGAAGAGCTATTGAGGCTCTCTGAGCGTTTGTTTGTAGAATTCTAAGCTCTTGTGTATCCCCTAGTATATTGTTATAGAATACAGGAATTGCTTCTCTAACTACAGCATCTACAGCTACGTGAGGTAAATCATCAAAAGGTATTAAGAAAGTTACATCAACCTTCTGAGTACCTTCAAAGATATATGAACGCTTCTGAGTATCATATAGTTTATGGTCTTTTACAATAAGTATTGGACTATAGATATTTAGTATTGTATCCCCAATTGGAATATAACCATCTGTATTAGGGACTAAAGGATATTGTGTCTCTTTGTTAAACCAAAACCCTTGTTCTTGTATTGACTTACTCATATCAAGTAAGGTATCTCTAGCAATCCCAACATCACCTGTAGGGTCTGCCTCTAACGCTTGTGTATTATCCGTTATAGGTATTTCACCTATTGCTCCTAAAAGCATATTAATGCCCTCATAAATATTCAAGAAAACTCCTTATAACTATTTCCTCTATTTAATTCTATCTACTCCTAAAACTGAATAGAAAAAATAGAGCGGCACTAAGCCACTCTAAACTAATGCCTAAGCATCGCCACCAGTAATTGCCACTGAAGCCCCTGGATTTAAAACTCCCATACCCAAAGCGTAACTAGAAGTCATAAGAGTACCTAGTTTCTCTGGGATATAATTAGCTTCTGAAGAGATATCCATAAGTTTTACAACACCTACAACATCAGAAGTGAATAGTAGCCCTTGTAGTTTCTTATTTGTACCTGCAACGTCAACAGCTGTATCTTTACCAAAGTGGTTACTCATAACAACTTTAATACCAGCAATTTCAATCACATTACCTTTAGCAATTGAACCATTATCACCACCATTGAAATCACGGTTAACTGCTTTAGCAGATTGAACTAGATTGTAATAGTTGATAGGGTCAGTTACAAAGATAGGTTCACCAGTAACATCGTTACTTTCAAGGTGTGCTTTAGCTGCAAAGATTGTGTCAATGATTGCATCACCTTTAGCCTCAGCATCTGCACCATTTACGATATCATCGTTATTGATTTCAAAGCCATCTGGCTGTGCTGCAACACCAGTAGCTTGTGTAGCTGCTAGAATAGTAGCAAATACTTGCTTATCAATTTTAGTAGCTAAGGCTTCACCAGCTCTCTTAGAGAGTTCCCCACGGATTTCAAAGTGAGCCATTTTTTCCTCATAGTTATCTACGAGAGTTGATACGTACTGTAAGTCCTCAATGAGAATTACACGTTCATTATCAGGCATATCAGTAGTTGATACATCCTCACCAGGTGCGTGTGTTGCCACAGAAGTATCTGAGATGTTTCCTGTCACCACGAACTGAGCAGACTTACCATTTGCAATTGTACGAACCTTAACTAAGTCAAGTCCAATGTTTTTCTTATCAAAAGCGTTTAAAACCTCTCCTGAATAAACTTTAAGATTTAGTGCCTTACGGTCACCAGCGCCTTCAACGGCTGTAAAAGCAGTAGCAGTAATTGCCATATGTTTTCCTTAATATAATTATACCCTCTTCCATTACGCTTAGGGAAGCACGAAGAGACAATCTTCCCTGTAAGCACCTAAAGAACCTCTAGTAACCTGTTAGAAACTAGAGAGCTCAATCTTCCTAGCGACACTTTGAGTGTAACTAGCATCCTTACCATATAAAGGATTACGCATAGCTTGATACATCTCACCTTTATTAGCGTAGCCTTTAGATGTACCTGGAGAAGCCTGAGTAGTTCCTTTAAGAGTTCTTGAAGGAATTGGGCTAGAACCTACAGATGCTTTGTACTGAGCAGCTAAGCTCTCAACACCAAACATAATCTGTGCTTCATTTCCACTCTGAACTTGAGAGTTAAACACATCAATCTGTTCTTTACTCCAAGACTCTCTAGCCCACGCAATCATCTCAGAGTAAGCTTCTTCTCCCCCAACTTTCTCAAAGACCTTAGCGTTCCTTGAAGCTGTTAGAGCTGCTTGACCTTCAATGTAAGTATCTACAACAGCCTTAGATAAACCAAGCTTTTGTAATTCACTATAAGAGTCTTCAGATAGCTCACCCTTCTCAGAGAATTCTTTACTATACTTAGACATCTCTTCAGGAGTTAAGGTGGCTGCTTGTTCTTCTTCCGAGCCTTTAGACGCATCAGCTCCATCAGTTTTATCTTCAGGTACTTCAAGAGACCCTTCAGTCTCACTAGGAGCCTTAGTATCTTGTTCAGCAATAAGCTTTTCATACTCAGCCTTGTAATCAATCTCACCTTCAGGAGAGCGTGTAGGCTCTGCTTCAGGCTCTATATACTCTTGAGCTTGTTCTGGGTCAGCACTACCAAGAGCTGAAGCTTCCTTAGCATCTACTAATGCTACCATCTCTTGTTCGTGTTCTGTTAATGCCTCACTATTTTCCATAATTACTTACCTTTTGGTGCTGTTTTCTTAGAGGTTAAATCACGGTAACCTGGGTTAGGTCTTTTACCAGCTTTAAAGTCAGCTGCTTCTTTCTTTTTATCGCGCACTTTGTAGCTCGCATCTGTTAGTAATTTTGCCATTTATTGTCCTTGTTCTTGTTGTACCCTATTAGGGTCTTGTACATTAGGTACTTGAGCATCAGTCATACCTTGCTGCTCTTGTGCCACCTCTTCTTTACTTACAAACATAGCTTTAACATCTTTGATACCTAGAGCTGCTCCAATTCTTGTGAGATACTCTTCAACATTAAGATACTTCATTACATAATCAGGATTAACTTCAGCAATCAAACTATTCAACTGACGGAGTTTCTCAAGGTCCTGAGTTCTCCCTAAGGCACTTAAGCCTGTTGTAATCGTAGGTTCAACTGAATTACCTAAATCATACTTCATATCTTGGAGTAGAATATTTACAAGTGGTAATTGAAACTCTTGACTTATAATACTATAGATACCACCTAAAGCATCTTCAAGCTCCCTAGCGAGATATTGTATCTCTAGAGCTGTTGTACGTTCACTATCACGTGTTGTAGCACTCTGTAATAGAAATGAACTACTAATACGTCTTGTAATCTCTTCAAGAAGCTTTAGAGGTATCTGTAGGTCTGCTTGTTTATCCACAGCAAGCCTAGTAACTTCACGCTCTAGGTCCCCTACAATTACACCACCATTCTCAGCATCTTCAAGCTCATCTTGCTCAATTACAGAGCCTGGTCTTATACCAAAGATTACTTTAGCAGCAATAGCTGAGTATTCTAACATCATCTGTGTTAGCCCTTCAAGGCTCCTAAAGTCTCCTAAAGTCTGCTCAACTAGTCCACGTCCATAATGTTCACCATTAATCTTAGTCCATCTAAGGACCATTAGTGGTAAATGTTTATCTTTTATAGTCTGCTCGCTACCATCAACAATCTCTGTTTTAACTTCTTGGTAGGTTAGCCACTCATTACCTTGTCGTATGTAACGAGTATAGAGTTCAATATCAAGCTTACGTTCTTCCTCAGTAACCTCAATCTTATTTTGTAACTCTTCAGGTAGAGCGTCATATGCTATAGACTCTCTAAGAATTACATCAGTTAAGTTACCACTGAAGTCACGTAATACAACATAGTTATCAATCTTATAGAGATGCATAGTACCTTCATCGTAAAGCAACGCTGCATTACCAGTTACAATAAGATTTACAAAAGCTTGATGCACTATAGGCCTCATACCACTTGTTTCAATCTTACTCATAACCTTAGACTCTAGAGATGATAGCTTAGCTTCTAACTCAGCATCCTGAGAGTTCTCTTCAGCATCTAAAGAGTCTTGAAGCTCTTGGTCAAGCTTTAATCTAAAGAAGCTACTATTAGGAGGTAGTAATCCTAACAACAGCTTATTACTTAGATTATTAACAGCTCTAGCTCCTAATGAGTTATAGGTATCCGGTAAGGTAGTCTGTTCAGTGAACGACTCCTCAGGCAATACACTAGGTATTGTAAGTTTACTACAGTCTCTTGCTTTATTGAGTGATGTAATTCTATCACCATCTCGTTTATCAAAGAGACTCTTTAAGTTGTTCTCGGAGTTTAACTCCTGAGCTGTTTTTATTTCAACATTTGCCATACTAGTAAATTCCTAACTCTTGTGAAGAGGAAGCAACACTCTTAGACTCATCAACGATACTTAAAGACCCAACAGAGCTCTCATCTTTCTTAGCTTTAGTTTTATCAGCTAATGTGTAATCCACTTTACCTGAAGTACCTGTTAGGTCGTCAGGTGCAGACTTACGTCTTTCCTCTTTAGCTTCATACTCTTTAATCTCTTGTTGTTCCATAAGATAGTTATCCCAGTCCTTGAAAGCTGCTTCCATATCAACACCACTTCCCAAAGTCCACCTACGCCACATAGGGTCATACTTAGCGCCTTGAAGGCTCTGTGTGTATTCTTTATAGGCTTTTGAGTCAAGTTTTCTATATGAGATGCCATCACCACCTTTGACTTTCTCAAAGCCATTAGCAGTAAGCACAGCGTCATTCATAAACATACTAGCAGCTTGAGGTGTTCCACCAGCTAACTCATTAGCAGCATCAACAACACTGTAGGTCTTATAGAAATCTCTTTGACCTTTAGCATTACCTTTACCACCTTTGTATAGTGATTTAAAGTAGTCATATTGCTCTTGACTTTGTATCCCATCTTTAGCTACTTCACCATACCTACGTTTTGATACACCTTTTCTTTCTGGCTCATAGATAGTTGTCCCTGCACTTCCTCCGCCCATTATACAACTCCTGTAGGTTCTCTAGGCGGTGTATAGCCTCCTGAAGAAGCACTTTCTTCTAGAGGGATTACAAGCCTTGAAGAACCTTTAGTTTTCTTATCGCGTTCTTCAGCTGTTAAGCGAGACCCTGAAGAGAATAGAGGTTTATCTGCATTCTCTGGCATAGCTTCAGCTGATGTTCGTTGTGGTGCAACATTATCCATAACTTCAGGTGTTTGACTCCATACAATTGTATTTTGTCCTCCGCCTCCGCCCATTATGCACCTACTGTAATTTTCTTCACAGTATCTCCTTTGTTATAAATTTTGTTTTAGTTCTCGTAGTAATTCTACAACACCAGCAATCTTTCCGCGTTCAAAAGGTGATTTATCCTCAGATACATCAAGCTTATCTGGAAAACGTTTCTGTAGTTGTTCTATTAAATCAGAACTCTTTATTGGTATTACAACCTTTGCCATACCTTTCTCCTAATGTAATTTTAGTAGTCAGTCCACAGTTCACCTGAGAGAGATTACAAACTCTTTACTTACTAAAGATACTCTTAAGACTCTTTAAGATACTATAGTAAATTACTATATAATTATTATTAGTAATTAATAGTAGTAATTAATAGTAGTAATTAATAGTAGTAATTAATAGTAGTAATTCTTTAAAGCTTCTTATAGACTCTTTAAGAGTAGCTCTTTCTAATAAGTCATTTATAATTCTCAGTGCCCTTAGAAACTCCCTAGTGCACGGGGTTTCTGAAGGTTTTTATAAACCAAGTTATTTGGACTAATGTATTTGTTATAATAGCTATTCCAATCAGTGTTTCAAAATTGCAATGCATCAATCTTACACTCTCCTTTCTTAGGTGGTTCCCATAGTTTTACTTTAAGCTTTCCTTTAGCATCTCTGGTAAGCTGATGCATCTGTGCTAATCTCATAGTAGCTAAGGCTTCTTCTTTAGTTTGGTTACATTTTCTGTAAGTCCATAAAACTCTAGCCCATAGAGCTCTTTCATCATACTGTCCTGGAACACCAAGGATTTTCTTAGCTTTAACAGGTCCGATATTCTTAGCACCTTTGTAACCATCTGTAACATCCCCTGTAAGTGTTTGTAAATAAGCGTAATAAATAGCTTCTTCAAGAGTGACTTTAACAAATTCATCCTTTCCATAGTTATAGTGTGTACCTACTGTTTGATATAATACATCCTTATCAATAGCACATAGAATGTAATCTTTAGGTTTCTCTGTTTTCTTTGTGACGACTACATCATCTACTTCACATCCTTTAGGTAGTTTAGCTTTATGATGCTTCACAAGATACTCAAACATCTCATCAAACTTATCAGGTTTTCTTGTAGCTTTCCTATTGTGTTTGTAAGCGTCTTTAAGAACCTTAGAGACCTCATTACGGAAGTTACCCTCTCTCTGGCCTATCCATAGTTCGTAATCATCACAATCAGTGTTAAATACAATACCATCTATAGCTCCATCAAGGTAATCCATAGCATTCTGAAAATCAACATAGAATGTGCCATCATCTAACTCTTCTTCTATAGCAAAACCTGCTCTATATAAAAGAGAGTCTCCATCAATTAATGCTATCATAGCCTACTCCTCCAGGTTTTCTATAAGCCTCTCAAGGTACCACTTAGCTTTCTTAAGGTCCTCAACACCATTCTTATCTTTATAGCGTGTAATATACTTTACAACATTACCTTCGTGGAAACCTAGAGAGTTCTTTTCAATGTACTCTATAGGCTCTATAGGTTTATTGTAATGGGTACCCCCTACCTGAGGAGGTATATGTTTACTATCAAAAGCTTGAGCTAACATTGTAATAGCTCTCTAATGCTCTCTTTAGGGTCTTTCCAATATAGACCTTTCTGTACTTTACCATTGACTTTCTGAGAGGTCTTGTTATCATTTGCATCACATACTAACTTATAGGAAGTATCAAGCACATCCTCAGCTACCAGGTCTAATAAGAGACTTTTCATATAACTTAAGGTACTCTCTAGTAACCCTAGGTCTATTGTGCGTCCTAGAGCTTTATATTGTGTTCCTCTAGCTACGAATTTATAGTCACAATAAGCATCTACCATCTCCACTACAGCATCAAGCTCATCTTCACGTGTTGAGGAGCCAAAGAGGTCATTAAGACCATCTTTAAATTCTTGAGCTTCTTCAGCTAACATATTGAGTTCTAACTCCATATCAAAGTTTGTATTATCTCTAGTGTAATTCCATTGTGCTACTTGCATTTATTCTCCTTAAGTTCGTCCCAAGACCCTGTGAGGGCACCTTTAGCGTAATCAGTAACTCTTTGTTCAAAGAAGTTTACAAGACTTACACCAGATGTAACTTCATCCATATAAGGTAGAGGATTAGTTACAATATTGTAATTAGCTTTCATACCTAAAAGTTTCAAAGCGTTGTCTGCTTGATATTTAATGTATTGTTTTACATCCTCTTTATCCATATGAGGAGGGTTCAGAAAGTCTACAAGAGCTTCCTCATAAGCTACAATCTCTCTAATAGCCTCATAGATATCAAACTTAAGCTCATCGTCCCATATATCACTATTCTCCTCTATGAATACTCTAAAGAGCTTAGAGTTCCCTTCCTGATGTTGTGCTTCATCTTTAATACTCCAGTCAACTATCTGACAGGCGCCTTTGTATTTATTCTGAAACTGAAATTTCAACAACATTGCAAATTGAGCCATAAGACTGATACCTTCAGTAGCACCTGCATATACAGCTAACATACGGGCAACAGCTCTTCTAAATTGCTCATCAACCTCAGCATCAGTCATACCTGCTTGTTTGTATTCCTCATACTTCTTCACTTTAGCTTTATCAAGGTAATCAGTTTTACCCTCCATCACAGGTATCTCTAGGAACTCACTATAAATCTCATCACCAAAACCTAGTGTTTCAGTTAGTAACGCATAGGCACTGATGTGTGTGTTTTCCCTATTAGCGAATGTTCTAAGCATCATTTGAACCTCTGTAGGCTTAAAGATACGAAGCATTACATCGTAGCCTGCCCCGACGAGAATATCGTTTTGCGTGAATAATCGTAACACATTTGTAATAAACTCCCGTTCTTCTTTAGAAGCTTTGTTGAAGTCTTTAACATCATCTGCTAAAGGTACTTCCTCCTCAGTCCAATGTAGTTTCTCGTGGGTCTTCCAGTAGTTATAGGCCCATTCATATTTCATTGGTTTATACATTGGGTATTTAGTTGTTTGTTTTATTAAGCTCATTTGTTTCCTTATTTACACATACAACCTAAAGGCTGTTCTTCTTCTAGGTAATTAGTTGGTTTACCTTTATCTTCATAATCTTTAAATTTGGATACTAATTCATCTATAGTGTATCCCTTAAATAAACTTACACCATACTCCCCAGCTATATACTTAGATTGGGTCTCTACTATATATGCCCACTGTTCTGGGTAATGCTTCCATAATTTATACAAACTAGATAATGATTGTTTAGGGCAATTAAAGCATCCTGTCCTATGGAAATGATTATATAGTGGATTATGTAACCCCATTTCTACTAATCTAATAGCTATCTCGTCCTCTGTAATCTTCCACTCATCGTATAGTGGGTATAATTCACCTGTTTCTCTTATCCTATTAGGTTCATTATAAGCTATACCTACATACTCTATAATCTCTGAGTCTTTGTATTTTTCTTTTAAATACTTCTTTAAAGGCTTAACCTTAACCTCCCTAGTACACCAACTCATTCCTAAATGAAAAGGGAATCCTCTTTTCTTACCTTTATATTGACCTCTAGTATATGGTGTCTCTGCCCACTTATCCCATATCTCTTTACCTTTACCAAAGTTTAGAAGCGTTATAGTTATATCATATTTACTCTCCCAATATTCTTTTACTTTTAATATGTATTCATACATAATAGGAAACTCGTGACCTGTGTCACAAAATATAACCTCATCTAAAGGATAGTTTAATTGTAATAATTTTTCAACCATATATGTACTATCTTTTCCACCTGACCAAGCAGCTATGTATACTTTTCTTTTCTCTACTGACACGATAAACACTCCTCAACACCTATAATTTCTCTAGCTTTACTAGAACTATCAGCTCTTGTAGCAGCAGTGCTCCTACAATAATACAATGACTTCAAACCATTCTTCCAAGCTCTCATATGGATATTATATAAATTTCTAACATCCTCATCAGCTGGTAAAAACACATTAACACTCTGTGCTTGGTCTATACAAGGGGCCCTATCACAAGCTAAATCAATAGTTACAAACTGATTAATCTCAATTGCTGTTTTGAATACTTCCTTCTCATAGTCACTTAAGAAGTCCAAGTGTTGTACTGAGCCTGCGTTCTTAATTATTGACTTCCAAATACCATCTAAGTAACTCTTACGAGACCTTAAACTTCTAGGATGTACTTCTTTAATATGCTTTTGTAGTAACTCTTCAAGATGCTTGTTCTTAATAGTATAACTGCCAATATTAGTTTTATGGATGTAACCATTAGCTAATCTAGGGTCTATCCCTTGACTTGTAGCTCCACAAAGAGTACTTATAGAAGCTGTAGGAGCAATACTTGTAATGTGTGTGTTTCTTTTGAATGTATTACAATCATAGCTTAAAGGGCACGGTTCAAATAACTCTGCTGCTTTTTCATTAGCTTTATCTGTAGCTTCTTTAATGGCTTTAAATATCTGTAAGTTTAAACCTTTAGCCATAGGGCTTTCCCAAGATATCATCTTACTTTGTAATAAACTATGGAAGCCCATCACACCAAGCCCTAAACTTCTCTCGTACATTGCAGACTTCCTAGCAGCCTCAAAGCCTGGCTTGTTTTCTGTAAGGTCTATGAAATCTTGTAGAACATTATCAAGAAAACGTGTTATATCATACACAATCTGTTCTAGGTTATCTTTGTACTCATCCCAGTATTCTAGATTTAAACTCCCTAGACAACATACCCCAGTGTAATCAGGTGATGTATGGAGTGTAATTTCTGCACATAGGTTGCTTTGAGTTACTTCAAGACCTTTTAGTTTATATTCAGCAGGAGCTAAACGATTTACATTATCTTTAAATAACATAAAAGGCTCTCCAGTTTCCATCCGTGCTATTAAGATTTTCTTGAAGAGGTCAAAGGCATCTATTGTACTTACAACTTCTCCTGTTTTAGGACTTATAAGGTCCCAAGACTCTCTAGCTTCCACAGCTTCCATAAAACTATCAGGAATAACAACACCGTGGTGCACGTTAAGGGAGCGTCTGTTCCCATCTCCAGTAGGTCTTCTAACATCTATAAACTCCTCAATCTCTGGGTGACTTACATCAAGATATACTGCCTGTGAGGCTCGTCGTAATCCTCCTTGACTGACGGCAAGTGTAGCACTATCACTAACCTTAATGAATGGGATAATACCTGAAGATTGTCCGTTAGAGCCAACCTGCTCTCCTATGGCTCTTACAGCACTCCAGGAAGTACCAATACCACCTCCTTCTGCTCCAAGCCAATTGTTCTCTGTAAATTTATCAAAGATGCCTTGTTTACTATCTTCAACTTGGTTCACATAGCAGCTTATAGGTAGTCCACGTTCTGAAGCTTTCCCGTTAGAAGCTACTGGCGTACTTGGGTGGAACCAATAGTTGTTAATATAGTTTATAATACGCTCTGACATCTCGTCGTTATCTGAGAATTTACTCATACGTTTAACCCATTGTGAATAGGTTTCCCCTTCAAGGAAGTAACGTTCCTCATACATATCTTTTGAGAAGGCAGGTAAGCCTTCCCAACCTCTAGTGTGTTTCATTGACATTTAAGTATTCTCCTCAAAATCCTCTAAGTATTTGTAAGCTTTCTTCAAGCTCTCTGCTGTATCTCCTAATGATCCTATAGCTTGATTACATCTACGACATAAGACACCTCTAAACTTACCTGTGGTGTGACAGTGGTCGTAGCAGAACATAGAATTTGCATCTGTACCCTCTTTATTACCGCATATTTCACATACGTTACTTGAAGCCATAGCTATATCGTACTCTTCAGGTGTAATATCATATACCTTCTTAAGTCTTTTTCTCTTCGTTGATAATGCTACTTTTTCTCTATTATATTTTCTATAGTCTTTATCTTGTTTTCTTGTGCACACTTTACAGGCGCCTCTTAGTCCAGACTTAGTTAATTTACTTTTGTAAAACTCAGACTCTGGTAACTCAAAGCTACATTTCTTACACTTAATGAGTCTGGTACCAGTTAATTCCATCTTTTGCTTCTCCATCTAATCTAATCCTAAAATTTAGTTTCTTTGTTATTATATGAAAGGCTTCTTCAGTAACCCTTTTAAACTCTTCAACTATATCACCTCTGACTTCCCATTGGCACTCATCGTGGATTGAAAGTATCTGTTCGTAATCAACACCAGGTAGCCAACCTTTCTCTTCTTGAAATATTCTATCACACTCAACATTCCAATACTTGATAACAAGTGCCCCAGCCCCCTGGAGTAACACATTGAGTGCTGAGTGCTCGCTTCTAATGAAGTAAGGGTTTCCGTCAAGGGCTTTGAGAGTGCCTCGTGCTTTAACAGCTTTAACAACACTTTCTCCAAGTTTTGCGATTGCTGGGATTTTTCTAAGAAAGCGTTTCTTAAGCTTATCTCCCTCTTTAAAACCTCCTCCTACAATTTCTCCAAGCTTTGCTGCACCTGCTCCGTACAAAAACCCATATATAAATGTTTTAGCGTTATCTCGCGTTGGTAATCCAGCAGCTTTTTGATTTGCTGAATGTATGTCTCCTTCAAGTATAGTTTTTCCATAAGCTCCTCCATCATATTTAGCCATATAGTGCGCTAATACACGAAGCTCCAAACCACTTGCGTCACACCCAACTATCTTGTAGCCTTCTTTAGCTTTAAATAAAGCCCTACACTCAGGACCCTTAAAAGCCCTTGGACTAGGCACTTGAGCCATATTAGGCCTACTATGAGTACATCTACGAGTTATAGCTCCCAATGTATCTACTTGCCCGTGGATACGTCCATCTGCTCTAACCTGCTTTAACCACGCCTGAGGGCCTAACGCCAATTGCCCTAATAATTTATTTACATTAAAGTAGTGAGCTAATACCTTAGCTTCAGGATACTCTAAGGAGTTTAAGACCCCTTCATTAACTATAGGGTTCCCTTTTTCTGTAAGCTCCTTAGGCTCCCATCCATAGAGTTCTCGTAACCAATATACAATATGTGCCCTAGAACTCGGATTAAACTCCGTAATTACATCAACTCCATAAACACCTTCTTTGTTATAGTAATAACCTTTGTCAATATGTTTCTGGTATGCAGCTGTAGGTGTTCCATCTTTCTTATATTTATTAAGAAGCTCATTCTTCTTTTGGAATATTGGAAGAGGCTTAAAGTTCTCGTGTACTAGAGTTGTAATTCGTTCTTTCTCTTCTTCAAGTTCTATGTGAAGCTTCTCAGCGGCTTTTACATCAAAGAGAACACCATATTGTTCTTGACGAGCTATGATGTGTGCAAAGTTCTGTTCAAGGTCTATAGCTTCCTTAGGGGGCAAACCTACTTCAAGAAATTTTTCATATATTGATTTCAAAACTTTAACATCTTGAAAACAATAATCAAACATCTCCTGATTAAGCTCTTCCCAGCCACCTGAATAATCATCTTTCATCGTTTTCAGTCTATAACCCCAAGCAGCTAATGAATGTCTTCCTTTAAGTTTAGGGGGCATACTTCTTCGTCTACTATCTAGTTTAGTCGTATCAGGATATAACAACTTACTTATAATTAAAGTATCTAACGTAGCAATAGATGGAATATCTATGTTATATAGCTTTCGTAACACCATATTATCATATTTAATACCATTATGAGCTACTACTTTCGTAGCTGTTTGTAATAACTTTAACATATCTTCAATTGTACCATCAGTGCCTTTAAGAGGTTTTGAGCTGAAACCTAACCATTTATCTTCCTCTACTATATAACAAACCCCACAGTGTATTTTCGTAACATCTAACAGTAGATTATCCGTTTCTAAATCATATAATATAGTCTTCATTTCTTATGATGCCCTTGTCTTTTAGTTTCTATAGCGTGACAGTTAGCGCATAAAATTCTACATTTAGCTATCTCAGCTATAACTCTGCGCTTAGCTACTTTCATATCTTGAGATATTACAAATTCCTTATCCGAAGGATTAATATGGTCAAATTGTAATGCTTCTGGTGCTTTATTATACCCACATATATTACATCCACTCTTCATTTTGATATTATCTAACCACCTCCTACGCTCTTGCATTTTAACTAACTGTTTTTCTTTCTCCTTAGACCCTATCCGTTGACACTTCCTACTACAATACTTATGACTGTAATTAGTCATTTTAAATTCTGAACTACATACAGGACATATTGATACTCTACCTGTATCCATCTTAAAAATCCTCCTCTTCACTTTCATCAGGTAAAATACCATCTATCTCATCACTCTCAAGTAGTGTCCCAGTATCTACATCATATCTAAAACCTATAGTCTTACCAGTAGCTTGCCCACTGAACCTATCTTTGATAATCCTAATAAGTCCTTTTTGACGCTCTTCAATCTCTTCGTGGATTGTATTACGCTCTACACCTAACATAAGAGCAGACCATCTCATAATAGCCCTTGAACCTGTGAATTGATTTTGTTCAACCTTACCGCCAGCTTCGTGGCTCGGGCCCTTCTTAGGGGGATTAAGGTGACTTACAAGTAATATCCATATATTTAGTTCCTGAGCTAAACCTGCGACCTCAGCCATAAGCTTATCAAGGTTTCTACGCTCATCCTCAGCAGCTGCATTAAGAGCCGTTAAGTTGTCTATATAGAAGTATTCAACTCCGTAGTTATGGTGTAAGAATTTAATCTTTGATTGTATTACCTCCCAATCTATCATACCGAAGTTATCATAAATATAAAGGCCTTGCATACTATCTATAGTATCTCCAAGCTTCTTAGCGTCTGTTTGTTGGTTAGGTAAATGATAAAAACATCCATCAACTTTACCAGCAATCCTTAAGAGTGTTTCTCTTGTTGATTGTTCCAACATAAAACTAGCTACTTTGTAACCTTGCTTTAAATCATAGGCAATTGATGTCATTACAACATCTGTTTTACCTACAGATACTCCAGCTCCTAAGGACACTACCTCACCTAAGCGTCTCCCATATGTAACTTCTGTAAGTCTCTCAAAGAACCACGGACGCCCTATCTCAACTGGCTTTAAAGCTTCTTCTTTAATCTCGCTAGGTAGTAATATACCATCAGGTTTATATGGTTCTGCATTATAAAACGTATTGATTAGAGCTGATTTACCTTTATTTACTAAAAGCTCATTAGCATCCTTAAACTCTGAATGTCTTACTATTCTAACCTTGCCTATTGGTAGGATATTAATTACATCATCAATAGCCTTACGTCCTGGTTCATCATTATCAAACCATAGGTAAATTTCTTCAAAACTACTAATCCACTCAAGGTGTCTTGCAATTTCCTTTTTAGCGCTTTGTGCACCGGAAGATAGACTTACAACAGGATATTTACCATCAAAAGCTGTAGCAACTGAGAGAGCATCTAACTCCCCCTCAGTTATTGTAAGTTTCTTACCGCCTGAGCTCCATAGTTGCTGGCCATACATCATAGCCTCTTTAGTATCTCCAAGAAACTTAAAGGTTTTATCTGCAAAACGAATTTTCTGAGCAACTGGTTTCTTATCCTTGTCATAATAAGTAGCTACTTGACATACTTTACCACCTAGAGTACCTACACCATATTTGTATTGCTTTACAATAGCCTCAGGTATCTTACGTGACTTAAGGTCCTGAGTCTCATATGGAATCATACCCAACTTCTTAACATTTGTAGATTGTGTTGTAATTCCTTCACCTGTCGGAGGACTCCAGCTTTCACAAGCGAAGCAATAGGAGCTACCGTTACTATATAACGCACGCCCATCACTAGAACCACACTCACTGCAAGCAATATGTTTAACAAACTCGCTCTCATTCTGTTCCACATAATACCTCCTCCTCAGTATCTTCAGCGGCCTCAAGGTCCTTTAAGATACCTTCAGCAATCGTAAGAGCCTCGTAGTGCTCTAAGTACTCATCTTCATACATTAGTTCAGCTGCAATAGCTTCCCTAGTCATATTTTCAAATTCGTTCATCATCAGTTTTCCTTTAAACTTCTTTTATCCTCATCTCTATGTGAGGGTCTTCTTTGTTAATCTCTCCAACTGTACCAGTAATCTGTACAATATGGTGATAATTATCGTCAGGTAATCTCCCTAACTCTACTAAAGCGTCTTGAGCATACTTTGAGATTACACTCATTATGTTATCAATATCAAAAGACCTCTTATTCTCATAGTGTATTATATAGTGTATCTTAACCTTATCCATTATAGGTAAGTCAAGCACATCATCCATAATCAACTCTTTGAATTCTTTTTTAAGAGCATTTGTAACTCTGTAATGGGCCTGGCGATATTGATTTAGATTACAACTATGGCGCTTACGTCCTAGTGTAATAAAATAAGGAAGCTTCAGGGAGTGTATATCTCCCTTAGCCATCATATACCACCTTCACCTATTAGTATTAAACGCATTATGCAGCCTCGCATACTTCAGGTTGTCTTATTTCATCTTCATACTTAACTAAAGCAGCCTCTATAACTTTTAAAAGTTTTCTAGTTACAACAGTATCAAAATAAGGGAGTATACTGTGTAAAGCATAAGCTTCATCTAATGACATATTTACTTGAATATCCTCAAGCACCTCTATTGTATTTGTATTTAAACCGGATTGCATACTCATTAAAAATCTCCATCTTCTTCATCATCTTCCCAAGGAGCTTCATCAGATAATCCATCATTAGGAAGATGTAATTCACCATCTTCATCTTCAAGTTCATCGTCACCTCCAAAACTAACAAGGTCAATCAACTGTACTTTCTCAAGAATTAAAGACACCCCAATAGTCTTATCGGAAGCCATAGCGTAAGGATTGGCAAAAGCTACACAACGAATAATACTACCATTACCAACCTGAACCATCGGGATTTCACCTTCAGAAGCTTTAGGTCCCACAAGGATAACTCTGTTTTGCCCAGGGCGTCTATCATCAACATTGTTCATTTTAAACTTGAAAATGATGTTACCAGTCTCATTACCATCTTTATCATACTCATCTTTATAGACATCACGTGCTTTGAATTGCTTTGGTTTAGGTTTACCATCGTTTGCCTGCTCCATAGCAGTGTCTCTAAGCTTCTCTAGTTTCTCAATGAACTCTGGGACACCTGGAGCACCTGGGTCAACTACAAGGTCAACTGAATATTGCCCTTTAGCATTATACTCGCGGTCTGGTTTATCTAATTTAGCCCATAGAGCCTTACCTTTTGGTGATGTTACTTTTGTACCTTTAACTGTGAATGGTTTTTTTACTGCTGCCATACTATTTATCTCCTACTATTTTATTGATTTGTTCTAAAGCATTTGCTGCTACGCTTTGCTCACCTTTAGCTACATTTAAGTCTGCGTCTAACTTCTTAATTGTTTCTTCATTTATAGAGATAAATTCCTTTAACTCGTTCTTTGTCTTCATAAAAGTATCTAAGATACCATTTAATGTTTTAGAGTTTCTAAACATTATTATTCCTTTGTTTTATTATTTTTAATTGCGTCAAGAGCTACTAACTCACCTATAAGTAACGATAAATCGTATTGTAATTCATCAACTACTTTACGTACTCCTATAAGAGCCTTAAGAGGCTCCTTATCATTTTTAAGTATCCCATCAATAGCATTAGCTATTACAGAACGTACTTTATTTTTATGTGTCATTTTTAACTAAAGATATACTCACTATCTCGCACCTCATCTAAATTTAAGTCACCGATTACTAAATCTTTAACTTCTCCAGCTCTAAAAGGAGCTGTTTGTTCTACGAAGTCATACAGAGGGTCGTCTTTAAACAACTCTATATATGCCTCACGTACCTCCTCAGCTAACTTCTCTGTATCTGCTGCGTGAACACCATAACTATCGTGTATAAGAGCAAAGCTAGTTACACCCCGTGTTAATAGCCTTTCAACTGTTCTAAACATTAAAGTAGCATCTAAGCTATGGATGTAATTAGGAGCTATACCATTAACCATCTTCCTAGCGTCCAATTGGGTCGTAGGGGTTCTTATAGTAAGCTTTGCAAGAGCTGTTGTAATTCTCATAGTATCATACTTAACTATACGATGTACAACTGGGAACCCGAATATAGGTGTTCTGTAGAAGATGTGGGAGCCTTTCTCTATTACATCTTTTGTAAGGTCTTTGAGAAAATCTCTACATACTACAGCACCTTTTACAACCTCTCCAATACCTCTATAATTCAATTTAGATAGGAAAGTAGCGGCTACCCACTTCTCACCAGTCCAAAACTGCTTATCAGTACCTTCATACACATCAAGTATGTCCGATATCAATTGGTCTTTCATCCCAAAAGTAGAAACATTATATGGAAAAGTCATTACATTTCTTTTAGTTACTTTTCTATCAATCTTACCACACATTGACTGCCCTAAGGCTACTGTTGGAACACTTCTAGGCACTCCATCACTTGTAGTGTAATCAAGACTCTTAGGGTAATCTTGGGTCTCTAAATACCTATTAACACAGTTAGCAACATCCCCATAGATGTCTGATATCTTTGTATTGTCATTATGATTTACAACATTTACTGCTTCCGCTCCTTTATTATCCTTCATAAGCCCTGAATATATCTGTATCCCACTGCAACTAGCATCTAACGCAATTGGTAAGCGAGATACAAAACCACTAGGGTTACGAAGGTAATCTGCACGCTCAAAACACCAAGCCAAAAACAAGTATGGTTCGTCTGCTTCTGTCCACTTAAGGTATCGTAAGGGGTCCTTAGCAATCTGTATAATTTCTTCATCCATCTCCTCCATCAACTCCACTCTACGTGAAAATAGCTCTTTGTCGTAACCATATAGGTTAGCACCGTGCACCATAAACCATTTAACTGCTTCAGGTGTGTCAAGAGGTTTTCCTTCAGCAAACATAAGGAGGCTTTTAACAACCTTAGCTCCCTGAGGGTTCAAGTGAGGCTGTATAGGGTATAGACGGCCTCTGAAGTCCACTTGGTAACTAAAGTAAATCTCTTTGAATTTACTATACTTACGCGCTGTACTCATTGCAAGTTTTACAACAAGACCTTTAGACTTAAGGGTATTGAATTTATCCTCAAGTTTCATTATGGCCTCTCTATATTCTGCATAAGGCTTATAGTCTTCACTATTGTATTCTACAGGTGGAACCACATCGTATGGGTTGGGAAGGTCATCACTTGGTAAACCGCCGATTAATGTATAATCAGTTGAATAATCCACTAGATGTTTATCATACACTTCTTCAAGAACCTTAAGTACCCTAGTGTTAATCCTCCAGGGCACCCTTTGTACTGCATTTACAATATTAAAGTAACGCTTAGCGAACATAGGGTGACTATCAAAGAAACCTTTAACAATACGCCTATTAACTCTATCGTTATGCATCTTAACTAAATCAATATCTAAGAAGCCTTGGTAATAACCTCCAGTACCCGAAAACGCCGTCCATTCTTTAGGTTTTACAACAAATATAGGGTAACTATATGTAAAGAAAGGACTTAAGTCTCGCATAGAGTTTATAATGTGTTGTGCCGCCTCTGTAAGACATAATAAAGTACGTTTCTTCTTACCTTGTCGTATAGTTTTAGTCTCCACTATGCCTGCCCCTGATTTTACAACACAATCAATAAGATTTACACCTAATGTAAGTCCTTGAGCATTATCAGGGTTATTGAGAGCTAGTTTTTTCTTTCCTAACATAAGCTTTTTATTTGTCCTACGTCTTACACTAAGTTTCTTGTATTTTTCATCAACATACTTATTGAGCCTAGGTGCCTCTGTTCGGAATGTCTCCAGCTTATACTCTTGTTTTATGTAGCCCATAATAGTACGAGCTACAACCAATATAGGTACGCTATACAGAGGATACTTACCATTAATACTTGATAATGTTGTGTTCATAATAGAAGCTAACACCATATAAGCTAAAGTATCCTCATTGCCCTTATAGTCCATAATAGGCTCTCTAGTGGCAAAAGCTGTTCCTCTTAAACTCTTAGACGATAGATATTCGTGTATTTTTAAGGACACTTCAGGTATTGTACGCTTTATAAGTATAATACCTTCATTTGTCTCACTACCTCTAGAGCCTTCAATCGCCTTATAAAAGATATTCTTAGCTTTGATAGTTGATATATCGTAAGCTTCGTCTTCAAGACGTCGTTGAACTTCAAGCATCTAAATACTCCTCTAAATATGTCGTGGTTTAAGGTGATGCTAAGGTTATAATATCACCTTCAGCTCTTGTAATGCTATCTTCTATAAGTTTCTCAATGAAATTACTAAGTTGCTTAGAGGCTATGTTAAAGCCATCTTTAGTATCTTGAGATATATCCTGAGAGTAAGACTCTCTACCTGCCAGTATAGCTTGATTTACAAGATTACTGATAAGGATGTTAGCAACGTTAACTTTCTCTGCTATCTGCAGGGTACTTGATGCACTCATTACTCACTCCTAATTAACATTAAATCATCATACATCTCATCAATTAGTTGTTTTACCAATTCTGAAGACTTAAGATATTGCCAGTTTGGGTACGTTTTTTTATTATACCAGTTATCAGGTATAATATATTCAACACCTAAAGCGAAAGTCCAATTACATTCCCCGAATCTAAACGCAATAAACTCACCACCATTTAATTCCCAGATACGCTTTTTAACTCTATATTTAACAGCACGTAATTCCGCTTCTTTTTCAGCTTCATTCTTTGCTTTAAATACATTACCTTGTTCAATCATATTCTTATCAAGAGGTTTCGCACACCAACTTTTACTACTAATTATCAACCCGTCAATAGTGATATAATAAGCTTCTTCACCATCTTCAAGTTCCAAAAATTTGGATTTAGGTTTTTCAGGTATCTCAAATTTAATCTCATCCCAAAATAAAGTCGGGTTAATAGCTATTTTTGTATATTTTCCGTCTAAATCAAAGGTAATAATTGAACTGTTTTTGTTAAACTTTACTATTAATGGATATGTTGAATTTTTAATAATATTTATAATCTTACCCCAACCAAACTCAATACTCCAAACTTTATCAGCTATTTTCGCATTTTCAAACATTTATATCTCCTTATTTTCTCTATAAATACAATCTTCAAACAGAAACTTATGGTCTTCTGGTAGTTGCTTGAAAACCTCATAAGCTAACTCACGTATTTCCCAAAGAGCTGCTCTATTTGTACGAAGTTCTAAGAAGTTCTGTAGAGACCTTGCATTTATCGTCCATACTAAAGATGTTTTATAGGCCTCTGGTATACAGTATTTAGCTATATCATTAGATATACCTTGATTAAGTTTGTTTTGTAATAAACCTAATGTATGTATATTACTACCATCTACCCTACTATCTCCTGTCATTACTAGAAATCTCTTACCTGTAGCCCAGTCACAATCTTTTGGGGCATCATACCACATATTAGGAGCTTCCTTTAACTCTTTCAGAGTGTACCTTGTACTCTTAACACTTAAAGAAGCCATACGATGCCTTGCCAACTCTTGAAGGCAAGCCCTAGAGATACCTTCTATATCAAAGGTGTAGTTTAGATGCTCTATAGTTGAAGCGTGCTTGTTTTTGTTTGCTACTCTATCTATCCGCTCTGTATTACAACCTGGAATTGTGACTTTAATAGCGTCTTCATAGTAACACTCTCCGAAATCATCCAGAGCATCTACATCTGGTGTAGGTTTATCCCAGCACTTTCCGATAGCTTTATCAGCTACCCAAAGTGGTGTGTGATGTAGTAGTTCTATTTGCATTGTGAAACTCCTTGATAACATTCTTCTGGTTTAACAGGCCTAGCAGTTTTAAAATTACCAGCTGCAGTAACAATAGGGTACTGACTCCCTTTAGAAAAACGTTTAAACAATGTAATATATTCTTCACTACTGTAATCATCACTAACCCAAACAGGTTTATCTACCATTTCAGGGTCTTCATACCATTCTTTAGGCTTTACTCTAAATTTATGTTTAGGGTTCCACATAGGACACTCACATTCCCACCACTCTTCTTCAAACTCTCTCCAAATTTGAAATTTAGTATCTGGCTCATCTATCTGAAGTTTTCTTAACTCTGCTTGATGGTCTTCTACTATATAAATTTTATTTCTACTCCAGGCAGGGCATCTAACAGTATACCACTCTTCTCCTTGAGAAAAGTCTTTTACCAATACAGTAGGTCTTCCCGCTTCTAACCATCGGTTAAACTCTTTTTTAATTTGTGTGTCATTCATCTTTACCCTTTAATTTTTTATTACTTCTAATAACTCATTACAAGTTATCTCCCATCCATAGTGATTTATAGTGTTTAAAGCTTTCACAAACTCTCTCACAGTCATATCACAGGACACCTCCAGGTATTCTAAAAGAAACTCCCAGTCATTACGTAACCTAATTTCTAGTATGATATCTCTAGTATCAATACTCATAATAACTCTCGCTATAAATACCATATTCCTCTAACAAGGCAGTTACATCACAACCTAAAGAAGCTAGTTCATCTTTTAAAACTCTGTTTTCAGCCTCAAGCTCTTGTAGATACCAAGCATCATTATCGTAACCATAATCAAAGCTGTTGTAGCTTACCTCTGGAGTATATGGTTTATCAGGTAGCTCTAAGGCCTTCAAGACCTCTAAAGTATCCACCATACACTTAACATATATAACTTCATCTTTAGAGTGCTCTTTATCATAGCCTACCGATAGAGTACAACAAGCAATACTATCATTCGCAAGCTCTGAGGCATCTGTAACAGACCCAAGAGTCTCAGAGTATCCTAGAGCTACAAAAGTATCTGTTAGCTCTCTGTTATCGTAACCATATAATGCAACCTCTTGAGCTCCTTTAGGGGAACGTCTATCAAGGCCAATATAACACGTTGTATTAATTACAACATTTAAAGCTTCACTTTCTAAGCTAAAACAATAAGAGCCGTGACACCCTATCTCCTCATCCTCAAAGAAACCTATATTGTATTTGAAATTGTTTGTAGCTTCCATATGCTCTATAAGCTTCAAAGCAATCCAAACACCTGCTCTATCATCACCGCCTAAACAGCTTAAAGAACTGTTAGGATTTAGAGCAATTACACCAAGGTTTTCGTCGTACTCAAAATCTTCAAAAGTAGTTTTGAGCTCTTTAGTAACTGAATGTGTGTTTATAGTATCAAGATGAACACATAGCATAGGCTTTGGTTTATCATCTTTAGCGTATATAAGGTACCTATCGCCCTTATATAGTGTTGGAAGTGAGGCCTCAATATCATCTTTTAAAGTTGCTTGAGAGGCTACAAGAACCTCCAATAGTTCATTTACAATAGTTTTCATTCTGCTTTCCTTAATCTTCATTGTGTTCATAGTAAGCGTCTTCAGACGACCAATAAGTATCTGAAGAAGCGTCATAGTATATACCATCATCGTGATAATAGTAGCAATCTAAATCTTTAATATAATATACTGTAGTCTCTTTTGACACATCTATACTAATATCATCACACCAAACTACATTATCTGCATCTGAGTAATACACCCCTAGGTCTTCAACCCAATAAAGCTCGTCATTAGTTGCCCACCAAGTCTCTGTATCTTCAGTGAAGTAACAACTATCTTTAAAACGATACTCATCAGCATCTTCAACATAACATATAGTATCATTATATTGAGAATAATACCCATTTTCACAAAACACAATATCGTCATCATAGTAATGATACACCTCTAGGTCTTCAACCCAATAACAATCATCTTCGTCCCTATAGTCCTCAATATCACTACACCATACTTCATTTTCTCCGCAACTTCTTTCAGAGATACCACAGTTATCGTCGGAATTTCCTTTAGTAGATTGTAGAATATCAACCATAGAGAGATTGGTCTCCTCAACCCCATTGTAATTAGCTAGCTTGTAGCTATCACCACATACCTCTAAAACATAGTACATTGTATCTACGTAAGGGACCTCAGGAACGCTTCCAGTAGTCTGTAAGGTTTCTAAGGGAAGTTCATTAGCAATTTTAACATCTAAGTACCCATTCTCTTCCTCCCATTTTTGTAAAGTAATCTTATAGACCTCTCTCTCATAAAATATTCTATCCATAAAGGATATCTTCTCATTAGTAAGAGTATTTACAACATTATCAGGCCATAAGATAGCACGTGCTTTTAATAAACCATCGTCCCCTAATATGTAAGCTATTTTACAACCTAAGTTCTCGTATATTTCCATACGATGTCCAAAATGAGCCATACAGCTACCACCACAGGAACTTATATCATAGACAGATTGTATATCGTCAGATACTATAACTCTTGAAGTATCTGCGCTGTAAGCGGCTTTCCACTTATTTACAGCATCCTCTATCTCAAGAGGAGTAAGACTAGGACATAGCTGACCTAATAGTTTACCTAGTTTTAGCTTCTGGGCTCTGTTATGAAGCCAGAAGTCGCCAGAGGGACCGTTTTTAATATAATGGTCTACGGTGGAATTTAATGACTTATCTGTATTAATTTGGTAAATATCCCCATTATTATAAGCTAGCGTATCTAAATCACAATTTATACTGCAAATATCAAGTATTCTAAAATAAGTGCTAAAACTTATAAACAAACTGCTTCCCATAATTACACCTCCTTAGAGTGGCGGAATGCCACTGCTTTATCCATAGAGATACCAAATTCTCTATCACATTTCTGCCAATAATATACAGCCTCTTTAGTAACCCCATATAGCTCTGCAACTTCTTTAGGCGTCTTACCCATCTTTAGAAGTGTTAAGGCCTCTATGCGCTCTCTTAACGTTGAGCGTGGTGTAGGTTTGTTTTTATTACGCCCTACATCAGAGCGTAACTTACTAAAGTATGCTGGACTAATCCCTAGAAGCTTTGAGACTACGTTATCATTTAACGTGTAATCCTTACATATAGCGTCTAAATCATCTAATATCTCATTAGAGAGTAACCACTCATTTACAAATGGATTAGCTAATATAGCTTTTCTAGAAGCGTTAATAAATACTCTAAAAGCATTTAAGCGGTGTTTGAAGACCTTACGGTTTGTAAGGACTTGTTTCTTTGTTATCTTATCAATAGATAAGAGAGTAATGTCTTTAGTTTTCATTGTTTTTCCTTGTTTTCTTTAAGTATCTTAAAGATACTATAGTTATTACTATCTATAATTATTGTAATTAATTATAAGTAATTCTTTTAAGGCTCTTAAAGAGCTCCTTATCTACTATGGCCACTCTTAAGCAGCTTTTAAGATTAGAACCATTTAACAGCAAGTTTTTGAAGTAACCTGCTCATCTTAAAAGTAAGTGAGTTGTAATTACAAAAAGAGGTTACGTCCTTATTTTCATTAAGAATTTGCCAGAAGTGAGGGTGTGAGAACTTATAGTTCCGTTTTCTGTTTGGATTACTCTTTATTTGCTTTCCATTAGCGTCTAAATGCACACTAAAGCCCTCATTATTTACTAAAATGTAACCTTCATTGAGTAGCTGAGTAGCTAGCTCTTTACTATCTAACGGATATTGTTTGGGTACTAGCCATCGTGGCTTAGTTCTTTTGTGTTTAATTGACATAATTTACCCCTATTGAGTAAATTATTAGTGATTGTACAGTGATATACAACAACATAGCGTGCCTCCTTGTTTTTCTTTAATTTTCTCTAAGTGGCCTTAAGGTAACTAAGGACACTATGAAGATAATTAGCCTTTTAAGCACCCTAGAAGCCTTTAAAAGGCTTAGGGTAGTCTATGATATCAGTTTAGAGCCTAGAGAGGCTTGTATCTTAGCTATGAGCTTTTGTTTAGCTTCATCACTCATTTTAGCTACTAAATTTTCTACTTTTACAAACATAGTAGCCTCGTCATCTTCTAATTTGTACTCTTTATATAACTCTGCTAACTTGCTAGCATACTCATCATTGTATTTTCTCTTCTGTTCGGTCGTAACTAGCTCGCTATCTTTAGGAAGTAGCTTGTTTAGTTTGTTTTTAACTTTAGTTACGTCAGAAGAGTAATGCTCTGCAAGATGTTCCATAAGCTTTAAAGCTCTCTCTATATTGTACCAAGAAAGTTTATCTACTCTCACGAATAACTTAGTGTTACAAGCGATAGCACTATATTTTACTATCTTTTTAAGACGTGTTAGATAGTGTTTCTCACTTTGAATACTATCTACTGTCTCATTAAGAGCTTTTATACCCTCTTTGATGTTTGAGTAGCTTTTGAGGGTTGTAATACATTCAGAAAAGAGAGTTTTACTTGATGTATCGCTAGTTACCATTGTAGTTACAGTTGAAATCATAAGGCTTCTTATTTCATTTAGAGTTTTCATTGTTTTTCCTTTGTTTTGTTTTTGAGTTATTTAGCTATTTAAAGCACCTAAAGACTATTTACAACCATTAAAGGTACTAAAGTACCCTTAAGAATTACAAATAATTACTGTTACTATAATGAATTACATTATGCACTCCACCACACATTACAGCGTAACAACTAAACTGTAAATCCTTGTTTTATTCAAGGTTCGCAGAGCGACTTTTGACAATAACACATTATCTATACAAAATAACTAAATAGTGCATATACTAGATAGTAAGTAATTTATAGACAATGATAACATCTCCTAAATTTAGCTTTAGGTAGCATAAAGAACTCAAAGAGTTTTAAGACATCTTTAGGTCGGTAACAACACTTAATGTGTCGTTGAGTTGAAATTATAACAATTAAATGCTTAATCTATCCTTAAAGATTGATGACTTTCAAAACTTAAACTCACTTGTTGATATTGTATAGCTACCCCATTTTAAAGCTATACTTAACGGATACCTAAAGGTTGTTGTTTAGTAAGAATAGATTAACAATAAGTTATTAAGGAACTCAGCGACTAAGTGTCGTTGGATTAAAATTATAAGCTAAGTAACCTTAGAGTAACTTTAAATTACAAAAGAATTACAAAGAATGTTTGAGAGTCTTTGAGAGGCTAAGGCTATATAATGTATCCGCGAGTACCTTGAGAAGCTTAGAGGGACCTTAAAGTCGCTGGAGTGGCTTAGAGATTTCTAGAGAGTGTGTAGAATAGTAACAATAGTAAGTAATTATAGGATATTAAGAGTGCTTAACGACACTTAAGAGACATTTAAGAGACATTTAAGAGACAAAGGCAGACTAAAGAGACTGAATGTCCCTAAAGTCTGCCTATTGATATTAAAGAGTTGAGCCTTAGTGGCTAAAGGTAACTTACAGTACTTAAAGACCTTTGAGGTATCTTTGAGTTACCTTAAGATACTTTGAGGGGGCTATGGGGGTCTTGGGGACTTTGGGATACTGATGATACCCATTGGAATTTCTAAGGTATTTTTGAGTTCCCTTAAGTCTCTTCAAGACCTCCAACAACCTTAAGTAAGAAGATAGTAGTAAGAGGAGGTGTTGGTTAGTAATTAACCATAGACACTTTAAGCTACGTTAGGTACCTCCAAGAAACCTAGAGGAACTATTAGAGATATCTTTACAATCCTAACAGAGCCCCAAGGACCTTGAGGAATCCTAACACATCTTAAAGAGTCTTTATAATGTATTCTTTATTTAGATTTTCATTGCTTTTGTTTTTCTAGCCCCCAACAAAATACCCAATACCTAGAGGTTACGAGGAGCCCATCCCTAACTACCCTGGTGGAGCTAATCCCATTATTCCAGAGCTGTAACATTGTGTATTGAGTATCCCAGCAAGATTACAAAGAAACCTACGGAGGCAGGTAGGCTTCTTTGTGACCTCTATGGGTAACATTGTTGGCAGCAAGATTTTAGTTAATAGTAAACTTTATTTGAGTTTCCATTCGCTATGTCTTCCTAATATGTCCACTATAATAACAAAACCCTTAGGAAACCTCGTGCTCTAAGGCTATCTAAAGGATTTTAACCCTTTAAGAGCCTTAGACCTAGAGGACCCAAAAGGAGCCTTAAAGTTCCCTGGGTTCTTCTTGTAGTTCAATCTAAACTGTTTTAATTGTTCATCTAATTGACGTTCTTTATAGCGTTGTAATGCTACATCTATGTTCTGGTCTAGTATATCACGTTCTAACCAATAACTAACTGCTAAAGCTAATACATCTAGTCTATCATCGTGACGTAGTGATTGTCTATCCCTTGTTATATGTGATAATTGAAATAACAAACTATACATCATATTGGTAGGCTCACGTAACCCATAGGCTACATCGTTACTACAAGAGCTGTAGTTAACTACAAGACGATGTTGGTTCATTATAGGTTCTAGTGTATCTATAATCCTAACTTCTTTTTGTATACTAACCTTAACCTCTTCAATATTACAAGGATACACTGAGTTCATTATAGGAGCTAATAATGATGAAAACATACCATCTCCAAAGTTAGCTTCCACATAAACTTCATTGACTTTATACTTCTTAGCTATCCTAGAGAGTCTCATAAGATTAGCTTCGTTATATCCACCTTTTATACCACCAAAATCCAATACATATAGACGTCCAAGTAAATGTGCTACAACACACCATCCCATTTCATCTGTACCTGTACCAGCAGGGTCAATTGCTAAAATCACACCCTCATAAGGTTTAGTATCATCTGATTGTGTTCCTGGCCTATGGAGTTTATCCCCTCTAAACCCTACATTAGGTATCTCTTGTATTTCTTTAGAAGCCTCAGAGCTCCAGGTAATACTTGCAGGACCGTTGAAATCATCAAGGTCTGTTACGATTAAATCTTTAAGTTTCAAAGGATACTTCTCGGCATCACTTAATGTTGTATCTAGCATAAATTGTAATTTAAAACCTGAGCGTCCATAACGGTTCTCACGCATTATAAGGTCTTCCTCAGTAAATCTAGGCTCTGTAGTAGTCCCTATTATATCAGGGTCCCTATGCATCTTCTCAACCATATAAGGAGCTAAGCATCCTTCATAGATTGAAGTCTCTTCAGGGTACCTTGCAGGGAATATACGTGTTACATAACCATCTTCCCTGAAGCCATTGTAAATAGACTCAGCAGACTGTGGTGTACCTAATACAAGTATTTGAGCACCTTCAGTAGTCTGTAAGATAGCTTCAAATTCTGCTGTAGCATTACGTAACTGTTCACGCCTCATCTCTGTAGCAGAGTTCTGTTGTCCTTCAACATCATCAGATATTAATAGTGATGCACGGTTACCTTGTAACTGACTTGTAATACCTAAGGCTCTTAGTGAAGGCTGTACAGATACCTCACAACCATTTACATCAAAGCTGGTAGTTGAGGTACGATGTCCTTTACTCATATCAGGCTTAAGGTGTTCTAAGATAGGCATAGACTCTATAAGACGTCTGATGAATATAGCAATATTATCAGAGTGCCCTCCTGATTGTGATACAATAAGTATCTTCTCGTTAGGGTCCCTTAAGAGTCTCCAAGCAGCATAAGCACCTGTAATCCACGTCTTACCTGCCCCACGTAATGCTTGTAGCACACTTCTAGAGTTATTCTCTTGCAGAAAATCTGCCATATGATATTGTAATTCACTAGGTTCAGGTAACCTTAAGTGACTCCAAGTTAGCTTTAAGAAAACCTTAAAGTCACTTAATGCTAATAATTCTAATTTATTCTTTTCCATAATAACCTTTCTCAATTAAGTAACTATAGGCTTTCTTTAAGATACTCGGAGAGTCTCCAAGATGCCCTAATCCTATATTACAACCTTGACATAATAAACCACGTACTTCACCATTACTATGATTATGGTCTGTGTGCATATCTTTAGCGTCTATGTGTTGACCACAACACCCACACCTACCATTCTGTTCAACATACATCTGGTTCCATTCTTCTAATGTGATGTTGTATGTGTTTTGATAGTAGTTGTTTTTATTGTTATGGTATCTCTCTGTTTCTCTAGATGAGTAACAGCTCTTACAAACACCTCGGTTCTTATAGAACTCTAAGGTACTCTTATGTTCTTTACATATCCTACAAGTTTTCTTCATAGTATTGTGTAATACCTCCGTTTATTATATACGTCATTAAACGCTCTTTAGAGCCTCTACAAGCCACGAACTCCTTTTAGGAATACCTTAGCTTACCTAGAGACTCTTAGAGCGCTCTAAGCGCCTAATTCCATCATATCTACTACTGAGAGTTTTACCATAGTATCTCCAGTAGCTTCTAGATGTTGTTTAATAGTTGATTGTAAATCATTTACATCATTACTTTCAACTAAATCTGCTGTTATATCGTTATCTTTTAAGAACTTTATAGCGTTCGCTAGTACCTTAGGGTCGTCTAGGTTCTCCATAAGAGTTCTTGCAACTTTGTCGTGGAGAGCATTTAAGCTCTCTAGTGATGCTTTATTAGCCATCAGTCGTCCTTCAATATTGTCTTTAAGTAATTACTAAATACTGGTAAGTGCCATAGTGGGTTCTGAAGTGTTGTGAAAGCATCCATTAACTCTCCATCCATAGCTTTACTTGTAGCTCTCTGAACACTTCCTAAAGTAGCATTAGAGACTCCAAGGAAACTTCCAGTGCCTTGAGAATATGCGCTATGTAATTGTTTACCAGAAATTACACTATACATACTATCTGCTGCAGTTACTATACTCCCAGACATAAAGTTATTTGAGAACACATACATAATAGCATTAGTTCTACCTTCTTCAGTATTTAGGTTGTAACGTCTATCTATATCATCTTTACCTAAATCTTTAGCTTGAGCTACTAAGGTAAATAACATCAAGTTACTAATAAGCCCTATAGCTGTGTTAGCATCCGCTTCACTAAAGCCTCTCATAGCTAGTTGTTCGTGCATAGCCATAGGAAATCTCATAAACTGTAACATAATCTTAGCAATAGGACTATTAGGGTCACTGGCAAATAAAGGTAATGTAGCCCCATTAGGATGTAACACTGTGCTTTCCATATGGTTGAATAAAGCTGCTTGTACTTCACGTTGTAACTCTAAGTCCCAACCATCAAAGCCAAATCTTTTGAGTTTATCGCCATCGTATTTAATCACACCAGTATCTACTAGATGTCTTATAGACTCTAATGCTTCTTGTGAGAGCCCTATACGAGCTAACCTAGCTTGCTCAACTTCTGTGAGTGTAGTCTTCCTAGCTAATGATGTAATGTAATTAAAACCAGCACCTAATGCTACAGCCCTAGTAGCTTCAGTTACGTGGGCTAGCCCCATCTTATGCATTACAAAGTTTCTACCTAAGTCTAGATGCTTCTCTAGAAGCCCTGCACTTGATATATTATCTGCAGCGTCAAAGCGTTGTAAATGACGTCCTGCTACAATCTCCCCAATAAGACCAGAGGCTTGTAGCTCATTCACCCATTCAGCACTTACTTTATCTCCCCTAGCCATCTCAAAGGCACTCTTAATACTATCAAAATGAGTACCATTAAGAGCTTTAAACCCTGTGGTAGCAATCACATTGGCTATTTCTGATGTAGCTGTTAAGGCAAAACCTGGCCCATATATGATACTATTAAGCTTTGTAAGTATTCTCATAGCTTTATTACCTAGAGCATCAGGGTTCTTCATAATCTCCCTAGTACCTAATATAGTATCTATAGTAGCTTTTACATCATTAAGCTCGTCTTGTTTTAAGTTGTAATCAACTACAAGTTTATCATAGAAATCATTAATCTCTTTAGGTGTACTCATACCTAAATGACGTTGTAATGCTATACGTCCACTTATAGTATAACTATAGGAAGCTGTAATCTCTGCAATATCTGAATGTATTAACTCTATAATATCATCATCATATACTTTTAAAGTACGTGCTTTCTGATTAGATAGCATAGCCTGGTCACCACCTGCTCTATCAATCATCTGTGCTAATGTATTACGTTTACCTACCTTTTTAATGATACCTTCAGCATACTCCCTGATTTCACTAGGGTTATCAAGCATCCTCTGGTTCGCTGGGTGGTTAGCAATAGCTTGTGATAAAATATCAACAGCTCTCTTTGTGCCTAGTTGTTCAATAGCTTCAGCATCAAATGCTCTAGGTAAATAACCATTCATTACAACATCTTCAAAGCCTTTTACACCACTCTCTTTACCATATTTAGCTATAGTCTTATAGTAATCTGCTATATGCTGTGCTGCATTTCCAAGGTGTTCTTTACCTTCTATAGCATATGAGACACTTCCTTTATTTAGTAAATTATGTATCTCAGCTTCTAAAGCTTTCTCATCTATATGGTTTGTCCCTAAATTAGCTAGTTGCTTCCTAGCAAACTCTGAGTTTTTCTTTATATAGTGATTACGTATTTCAGACATAAAGTCTTTCACTTTACCATTAAATTCACCTTTCTTAACAGCTTCATTAAACTCTTGAAGTAAGACTGCTTGTACTTTAGACCATTCATTTTCAACTACAAACTTATCAAAAGAAGCATTAGGTCTTATAGGCATAATGTTCCCTGCAGAGTCTTTTAGGGCTTTGTAAGGAGCATAAAGTTTTGTAGCTATACCACGTAGCATCTGATTATCACTACTATACATTCTACTGATAGGCGACCATATTAAATGCTCTTCTAACCACTTTAACTTTAATTTACCTTTACCAGCTTCTTCAATTCTCTCAAGAGCAGGTCCATTTTTAAACTCTTCAACTTCTCTAGCTATCTCAGATGTCTTTGTTTCTACTTTAGCTTTAAGGTTACCTATCTTCTCATCTGTAGAGCCTACAAGACGCTTAGATATTTCAAGCTTTTTAGAGGTTTCTTTAAGCTTCTTATTTACATTTTTGAGAGCATCTTCTACAACCTTAGCTTCTTTATGAGCTTCTGGTTTACTAGGGGTTTCTAAAGTTTTCTTCATAGACTTAGTTGTAATCTTTGAACGTGCTTGTTTAGTTTCACGCTCTATATTTTTATGCTGTTCTTTTACTTTAGAAACTTCAGTCTGTAACTCTTTATGTTTAGTTGTAAGGGTTTTTAAAGTATCTTCAAGTTTCTTAGCTTCTTTAATTGTCTTAGTTTCTATAGAAGCTTCAAGTTTCTTTTGTACCTTATCAATCTGTTTACTAACACTAGTAAGTTCTTTCTCTTTAGAGTTAAGTACTGTTTTAACTTCCTTAAGCTCTTGCTGTTTCTGCTTATAAGTAACAATAGCTTCTTTTTCTTTATGTACTTTTGCTTCTGAAGCTTTAGCTTTAAAGTGTGCTTCAAGCTCTTTCTTTTTAGTTGTAAGCTCTGCTATCTCTTTTTTAAAAGTATCCAGCTTAGTTACAACTTTACCACTTTCATCTTTAGTTGGGGCTAAAAGTTCTTCACGCTTTGCTTTAAGAGCTTCAAGTTCTTTAAGGTCCCTATTAGTTTTAAGCTCAGAGTCTTTAACGTGTAATGCTTCTTTCTCAGCCATTGTAGGTTCTCTAGGGCCAAACACAGGGTCCTCTACAGTTAATTTAGAGTTAGCACTACCATCTAACAGATATTTAGCCATTATAGGAGATAATACACTACCCCCTACAATACTCATAAAAGCTTCTGTATCATCTGAAGTCCTCATAACGTGTTGATATACAGCATCAGATACATAAGCTTCAGCTCCACCTGACACAGCATATGCAGCTGCTCTTGTAGCTTTTGAAGATACCTCAGCTAAATCTAGGGCTTTCTTTGTTTTACCTATAAGCCCTACTGGTAATAGAGAGTCCCAGTCAGCAACTGCTCCAGGCACCATAGCAGCAAAAGTCCCTATAGTCCCTAGCTCTTTTGTAAGTCTAGCTATGCCTTCGTGAGCTTTAGTAGCTCTTGCTATTACAGCTTCAAACTCTTGGTAAGAACTTGGAGTGCCTAGAGCATCTACAACACCTTGTGGCAATTGCTTAAGACGCTCTTGTACATCAGGGTTACTGAAAGAGAACGTGTGTCCATTAAGGACATCTTGACGTGCAGCTTGCTCGTCATAACGTAACCTTGGATTCTCTCCAAAGTTATTTACCCATCCAGCATATAATGTGTTACTATTATAAAGAGCATCATCAACTAATGATGTGCGCTCCTCTTTAACTACTGGTTGTGTTCCAGGGTGTAATATATTACCCATTTATTATCTCCTATTGTTTTAGTCTTAGGAGTTGTGCTCTTTCCTCCTCAGCTTTAATCTTATCAGCTATCTGTTTAGCTTCTAACCATTGTTTGTAACGTACTCTACTATAAGCATTAGATTTCTTTACATCTCCTTCATACATATTAAATACACCTTTTTTAACATTATCAAAAGCACCATCAGCATTTAGCTTATGATACATAGCTGTTAATATATTTAATACACCAGTTCCCTCAGCTACCTGAAGTTTCTCAATATTCTCGGTAGCTTGTCGTGCTCTTACAAGAGTCTCAGTATTCTTATAGAGTTCTGCAAACTGTTGTTTACTTATATGAAGTAAAGGAGCACCTTCTTTAGACCTTACATCAATAAAACCATCAATCTCACGTAGAGTAGCTCCATTCTTACTATAGAGTCCGAAAGTATCTAAAGTCCTATTGAGAACTCGCTCATTACCAAAGTCTCGTGTAATACGTCTATCAGCTTTATATTCAAGCCCTGTAACTGTTTTACCAGATACTTGATAACCCTTCTCCACCTCTTTAACTATCTCAGACATTGTAAGGTCTTTAAATGTCCTTGAGTATGCTTTAATCATATTACTAGCTTCCTCACGGGTACTAGGATTATCAAAGCCATCTAGGAAAGAGTTTACAACTTTCTTCTCATCTGATGTCAAAGGTGGCATACTAAGTTTAGAGTAATCTTTATCATTAGCATCCTTTACAATATCAAGTACAACCTCATAAGGATAGCGCTTAATTAGGTTTAATTGAAATCTCTGGTTTGCACCTAAAAGCTCTCTAGTTGTAGCGTCTCCTATAGTTTCCATCTTCTCTATGAAAGTCCCTCTAGCAGACTCAAACTCCTCTTTAGAGTTAGCCCCTAGTACTTTAGTAATCTCTGTGCCTATAGGTTCTTCAAGATACTTCTTGTACTCTGGTGTATCCATAAGGACACCTACAATATTGTGCATATCTCCTTTATCCCAAGCATCTATCAGTTGAAGCTTGTATCTTGTATTTACTTCATCAACTATACTAGAAGGTAAAGTTTCCTTGTGGAAGTAACTCACATATTCAGGAGTAGTATCTAAATAATCTTTAGCTTTAGTAGCCCACGTTTGCCGCAGCCATTTCTTTTCTTCTTGCTCTACATAATGAGGCATACCAGGATACATAGTTACTAATGCCTGATGTAAATCTTTAGGTACAAACCTAGTATCTTCCATATCATATTTTATAGTTGCTATATTTACTTTATCAGGAATACCTCTAGCTTTTAACTCTTTTATGATGTTAGGAAGATTAGCTTTAGCGTTTGTTCTATTTGCTTTTTCTAAACTAGCTATTTTAGAGTCAATACCCCCTAGGAAATGTAGAAACTCTGGGTTATCAAGTAACAGAGGGTCTTTCTCGTTACTATAGGCTCCTCTAAGCTTCTTAAGTTCCTCTATTGTATTTACACTAGCTAAGGCTTTGTAACTATGAGTATAGAATTCTGATACTACTTTGTTATCATCATATCCTAAAGCTGCCCATTGTTCCTTAGTCTTAGTGTTAATAAGGTTCTTTACTTCCTTCTTAGCATTTAACTTATTGAATGTTGTTGAACCTGCTAATGTTGATGTGGATTTCTGAACATCTAGTAATGCACGCTTCTTTAAGAACTGCTCACTACCTTTAGCTAGCATCTCATATGTATCAAGACCGTTAGAAATTAAAAATCTATAGGCATCTTCTCTGGTGTTGTCCCACATACCCTTAAAGACATCGTGGTCCTTATTAAGACCCATAGTACCATCAGAACCTACAGCTCCCCCAGACCCCTGATAAACAGCAAATAGTTTTTCATTATAAGGTGTAGGGTCAAACTCTTCACCTTTAGCTATAGCAGCTGCTTTATCAGCTACCATATTAGCTCTTAAGTTTGTTACTTTAGTTGCATAGTCTTCTTTAAATCTCTGGAGTTTCTGTGCTTGGTCTTGCTTCTCATAGGTAACTACATTAGTCATTAGTCTTATACTATTACTGATTGTATTACCAATATCTTTCCATTTATTTACATCAGAATTACTAACTTGTTGTATAGCTACAGCAGAGCTTTTCTGCTTAGGAGCATTTACAGTCATATCCTGAGTTATCTCTAGGGGCCTTAGGTTCGTTGAGTACCCTAGAGTTTGTTGTTGTTCTGCCATATACTAATCCTTTCTTAGTTAGCCTGTAGTAGTAGCAGTAGAACTACTCCCACCTGTAGCGCTATTAATAGATGTACCTAAAGATACACCACTTGCTACACCACCTACTGTACTTGAAATAACACCTGCAGACCCACTAGATGTACTATAAGCCCAATTACGTACTTCTTGGTTGTTAGCTGCATTAATGCTATTAGATAAATCAATACCTACATTCATCTGTTCAGACTCATAATCCATCCGCATCATTTCAAGATTATCACCTATCTTTCTATGAGTTGCTTCAGCTCTCTGAACAAGTGTATCTTTCTTCATCTCTGCTTGAATTGATTGTGCTATTTTCATACGCTCTGCTAGACGTCCTTCAAGATGCTTAGTAGCTAAAGCATTCTCTAACTTTCCTGAAGCAGCTGCAAGTTGCATTGTGAAATCTGTAAGCTCCACTGAGAGAGCTTGATTAACCTCTTGGTTTGTATCGTGTATCTTATCTGTTTTTATATTAAACCTACGTAATAACTCTGCTTTACGTGCTTCGTTATTCTTAGTGGCTAAATCACGACTCCTATTAGCTGCCATCATATTATTTGTATTTTGAGCACTAGCTCTTCTATCAGCTGCCTTGTTAGACTCACTTGCTGCATAGTAACTAGCACCTCCAATTACAACCGCTGCTGTTATCGCTGCCGACATATATATCCTTTCAAACTATCTCTATAATCAAAGAGTATCTCTTGGCCCTCTTTAATATCTTTAATTGCTATTACATTATTACCTATAATCTGAGCATTCTTATTAGGTGAATGATTAACATAACGTCCTAAAGCTGTTCTATAATTACCTACAATAGCTTTATCAATAGAACACCCTTTACTATAAGACTTCTTTGTAAATACACCCATCTCTCCTGGGAGTATCTCAGACTCTTTTACAATATAATCAACACCTTCTAGCTCTGTTTGGATTACATTATCAATCTGAACATATTGCTGTACAATGTCCTCAGTTAAGTTATACTCTAATAACATCTTATTGTAATCCATACGTGCCTTATAGGACTCTAAGTTTTCCGAAAAGAGCTCTTGCTCAGCCTCTTCAACTGTTGTAGCATCTGTTCTAAAAACATTAACCCATACAACATCTGTAATAGCCAAACCTACTTTCTGAACTCCAGGACCACTTACGAATACCTGAGGTGCTTTGAGCTCTACAGCTTCATCACCATTACCAACAACTATTGTACCTTCTGTAAGAAGATTGAAACACGATGTTGTATGTGTAGCTCCTACCGCTAGAGTTCCTTCGTGTACAAACATCTCTCTACAATACATACCATCTAAGAAGTAATGTTTAGTAGGGGGCTCATAACTCGCCGGGTGTTTCACAAGCTCATCAACTATATTAGCTGTTGTAAGTTCTTTCATATTTAACCTTTAAATCTATAAACAGGTTTACCATCTTCAAAGTAACCTACAAGTTCTCTATGGTTTCTCCATACACCTTCAAGACCCTCACAGAAATACATATTGTATCCTTGTGATAATGCCCACTTAAACCATCTTAACATACCTCGTCTAGAAGCTTTTGAACGCTCCATATGAAGTATGAATATACCATAAGGGTCAGTCCCATTGAAATCAAAATCATACCAAACAACATAATCATCTCCATCTACCCAACTCTTTGTATTGATTATATTACAACTAATATTATCACTCATAATCTATTACCTCCGAATATTCTATAAACGCTAGAAGACTCCTAAGAGTCCTCCGACACCTATAGGAGTTCTATATGAGGAAAGTCTTTAAAACTCCAGAACGCTCCAAACCTAATAGGAATGTTAAGCTTCTTAGAGGCTCTTGAGAATTCCCAGATAAGTCTCCAAAACATAAGCTCACTTTCATCAGAGCCATCAAATATGTTATGTCCTTTTTTATAAGGCGCTACATCAATAGCTAGACTTGGAAAGTAGTTATGTTTCCCTTGTTGAGTTACACCATCAATCTGAGACTTACCAGTTTTATAGAGCTCCTGCTGACGCTCTAAGGACCTATGGGCCTCTAACACACTAAAGTCAGTATGTTTAATTACCTCATCACATAAAGCTTTAAGTCTCTTATCAGCTGTTGCTAAACGTTCTTTAGATTTAGTTCCAAACTTAAATTCTGACATAGTCTAAACTCCTTTCTTAGTGTTGATGTAATTTACACCAAACGATGCACTTACAATAATACCAAATAACATTGTAATATCTGAGAAGAGCTCTGAAAGGTTCTTCAAGGCACTCGCAATACCTTCAACATCTCCGAGTGCAAATGATTGCATCACAATCAATAATAACATCACCATAATGTAAATACTGTATAAAGCACTTACTGTGGTAGATATCTGGCGTCTCATAGAACCATTAGGGTCTAGAGTTTTAACCATAACAGCCTTAGCTTCTGCAGACTCCATATCTGTTGTAATCCATTCTTTAGCTATCTCACTTATAGCTGTTGTAGCTCCTCCAGTAAATATAGAGGCTATTGAACTCCACATCCTAAATATCCTTACGTATTGTGTTAAAGGTATCTTTAGCTCCAAGCTTCTCTGTTATGATTAGCTCAATCAGATAGAAACTTCTAGTACCCTGGTGGCCTATAAAGCCCCCTATAGCTACTGAAAGGACATCATTTATACCATAACCTATTAAACCTAAATACACCAATAATGTAATACCTACATTGATAAACATATCTGTTATAAAGAAAGTTAGCTTTTTATACATAGAAAACTCCCTTAAGTCTCGCCTAAGAAACGAGAGTATCGCTCCCCAGGCCCCTGCGGTAACTGCTATAATAGTAGCAGCACCATCTACATCATTAAAATTGTTATGAGGCATTAGCCCTCCTATAGAAATACCAACCAAACATTCTAACACCTAACCACATAATAGTTGCTATAAATCTACTATGTTTTCTAACAACACATCTATAGAGTAATTCGTCAGCTTGTTTTCTTGTAAGTCTTTTATTTTCATAGCGTCTATCGTGGAGCTTACAACAAGAACCCCAGTTTCCCTCAGGAAACATTGTGCAGTTGTTCAAGGATTACTCCTCAAATGTAGGTAACTCTTCAAGTAACTCTTCAAGCACCTCTTCAACTGTAGGCATCTCACGGTCTCCATTAGCTACATCTTCTTCAATCTGCTCAGCAGCTTTAAATACTTCAGCTACCCAAGCCCCAAGCTTCTCAGCGATTTCTCTGTACTCATTGTCATAACCTGTGTAGTTACTAATAGCTCTAAATGGTTCTGTTTTATTGTCACCAAATTTATAAGCACTACAAGTGTCATTTAAGTATTCATAGATAGCAGTATTAAACTCTTTACGTTTAGCTTCAATCTCTTTAGCTATTAACTCTTCATCTGTGTACTGAGGAGCTGGAGTATTTCCTTGTGCTATCCATTCTTGTATCTCTTTGAAGTGTCTGTTTGTTTGTTCATTAGGTACAGAAGTAGAGTTGTTTACTAGATAACTTACTACTTCTTTATCAGTAGCTACAGTATCACTAATCAATCCTCGTTCATTCTCAATTATATCTCTTACTCTTCCCATAAGATTTCCTCCAATTCTTCAACTGTTGTAGCTTCTTTAACTAAAGCTTTAAGCTCCTGAAGTTTCCCAAAGTTCATTAAACCTCTTGTTTGAATAGCAGATGCTAATCCTTGGAGGTCTTCATAACTCATAGGTACTTTTTCATTGTCTATATCTTGCCAATAGAAACCATCTGGTACTGAACCAACAGATAGGTTAGAGGCTATAAGGTCTTGAGAGGCTTTATCTGCTTGAAATACTGTATCTAAATAGTCTATGTTTTGTTGTGTAGAGTTATTGTAACTTGCTTCAAGTTTTCTTAGTTTACTAGCTTTTAATTGCTCTAAAGTTCTAAAATCTTTTTTAGACAATACTCCATTTTCATCAATAAAGTTAGCATTTATACTTATCGCTTGTTTCCAGTTCTTATCGCTTACTTCAGTATTTGGTGTAGGTATTGTTGAATGAATATTATCGTCGTACCAACCTAAGAGCTTCCCGTTTGTTTCATCATAATGTGCATATTTCATTTTAATTTCCTATAACAAATATTGAAAAATCTCTATCATAAGATACATTATCGTCCCTATCAACAGAGAAACCTGTAGTGGTTAAAGCATCTACCCCAAAATCTGTACCTATATCTGCATTTCCATCATTATCTATGGTAGTCAAATGAGCTATTAGTGCATTATTAGGGAATGCTATAGGGAATGTAAAGTCCTCAGAGCTATCAGCAGTTGAGGTGAAAATACAATGTAAATGTATCAAGCCACTAGGAAACCTCTGTAACACATAGTTATCTCCAACTTCTAAATAAAAATCAGCAGGTAATCCTCTAAGTAAATCAGCATCTAAGCCACTACCATCACCATCAACTTCTTTAATTTTTTCTAGTAAATCACTTGTTGTAAGTTTAGTATCTAATAAATCGTCAGCCTCTGTTTTATTATATACTTCAGCTTTACTATAAGTATCTGCAACACTAAAAGTACCATAGGCTACAACATCTATAACATCACCTTCAGAAGCTCCATCAGATAATACAACCTTAGTCCCATCACTTACATCAACTTCGTCACCATTAACTAGTTTACACCCATTAAGAAATACATCAGCATAGCTAGCATCATAACCCCCTGTGATTGTAAATTCTGTTTGGTCTGCTTCAGCTGTGAATGTTTCACGTTTACTAGTACCATTAACAGTAGAGCCAACAGATAACCATAGTTCATTATCAGCATCATACTCTCTCATTTCAGCTTTGACATCTGTTAGTTCTGTTTGGAAATAAAGGTCACCTGCTTGTAGAGGGGTACCATCATTTCTAGTTGTAGGAGCCTCTGATTTAGGTCCTTGATAAATGTCAGCAAAGTAAGTTACATCATCAACATTGTTTGCTATTGTATTTACATTGGCTATTGAAGTAGCTACAGTATCTACAGAACTTATATGAGTTGCTGTAGTATCTATGTTAGTTATAGAAGCATAAAGTCTATCAAGAGTAGCTTTGTCATTATATAAGCTGTCAAGTGTAGTCTTATCAGCAAACAAACTATCAAGTGTAGCTTTATCAGTAAACAAACTATCAAGAGTAGCTTTATCATTGTATAGACTATCAAGAGTAGTTTTATCAGTAAATAAACTATCAAGAGTAGTTTTATCAGCGAACAAGCTTTCTATAGCTTCTTTATCACCTGCAACAGTTATAATCTCATCTTTAATACTATTACATATAGTTACAGCATCAAGGTTATTAGCTACAAATACAACCTCATCAAGTTTAGCTGCTACATTTGTAACAGCACTTGGTGGAACATCAAGACCTTCCCCATCACTTGATACACTAACCTTAACAACTTGGCCTACAGCTGGTGGTGTTTTAAATACAATACTATTGTTAATAATATCCCACTCACTAGGAGGCACAAAGTGGTCTGTAGCATCTGTAGCTCCTTCATCAACATAATAAAGGTCAACTCTAGCGTGACTCTCAGACAATATAGGAGATATTACAGTAAATATTCTACTTGTACCATCTCCATCAAAGTTCTCAACATATGGAACTGCCATTTAATCTCCTTAAATTCTCTCAGTCCCTTTGTTCCTATAGGTGCCACTAAGTGCTATCCCACTGATTGTGAAAGGTGCTGAGTCTTTGTTTTTAATACTCAAAACAGTCCTATCGGTATTACTAAGGATGTTAATATTCCTATTGTTTCTTATAGGTTTTAATTGAGTATAAACTCTATCTTCTTTAAATATTTCTAGTTCTGCCTCACCTTCTAAGGATATTGTAATTGTTCGTAATTGCATACGACCTCTAGGTGTCTGTACTTGAGCATTTGTTCTTTTAGGTCTCCATTTAGTGAGTTCAATTTTACTTTCAAACTCTGTAGTCCCTAAATCAAGATGTTGGTATCCACTAGGAAATACCTTAAGCCCTAGAGGTATCTTATAGATACCATCAATATTAACTAAATACAGATAACTATTAATAACACTAATATGGAGTATAGGGTTACTTAAGATATTACTAAAGTCCCATTTATACCACGAACTCTGTACAAGCTGGTCTCCTGAGATTACTTCACGATACATAAAGAGTTCTTTAGAGTTCTCTGTTAATACTACAATAGTACCATCTTCAACAAAGTTATCAATCTGTATTACAGTACCATTTATATATGTTGGAACTTGAATAGTCAAATCAATAGCTTTATTCTCTGATGTAAGTCTAGCTACACGGTATCTATAGAGTCTTGAAGTATCTCCAGTAGTCCCTGAGAATACAATACTATCTCCATCATATATTGTACCACCTTTAGAATTATAAGCATAATTACTAAGCTTATTTACAACAATAGTTGCTGGCGAGATGCCATTCTCTGTATTGAATAGATATTGGCCCTCTGATGTCATTATCAAAAGACCACTTTGGAATATAGCAACACTTAAGATTTCTAAAACTTTCTCTGATGCAATCTTAACTTCTATTGTATCTGAGTCTAGTAAATTAATAATAGATGTAGCATAGAAGTTCCAAAGAACATCAGTCTCAGAGAATGTTAAAGCATCTCCAGACACAATACAAATCCTCCCGTTAATGTAGAACAACTGTTGTATAGTTTTACCTACAAAATAAGGATCTTTGTTATTATTATCGTTACCTACCAATGGAGGTCTAAGTTGGTCACTTGTAGATAATAATCTAGCTTTAAAGTTTCCATCAGAGAGCCTTTCAATTACAATAGGCATATTAGTTAATAATGGTAAATACCTATGGCCATCTTGATAAGTTGCTCTTGTTGTAAATTCCTGCCAAGTGCCTTCCCAACGTATAGCATAATAGTCAGTATTGTTGTAACCATCTGAGCTATTTATACGAACTAATGCACCATCCCAAGGGAAACTTGAAGGTAAATCTTGTAACTTAGGTACATCATACTTCCATCCAAAAGAAGCCATAGACCCCCAAGAGTCCCAAAAGTTGAATGTAAAGTCTTCAAACTCATCTTTCCAAATCTTCAAGATAGACCCTTGGAACTCTGAATTCCATCCATCAAGGTCATTGATTGTATTACTAAGAGCCTCAGCAGCATCATCAGATTTATCACTATCTGCTGAATACTGTGTACCATCTAGTTCTACAACATAACGATAAGGATGGTCTGCGTCATTACTACTACGTGATAACCAATAATAGGCTATGTTAGTAGCTTCAGTCTCCACAGTACCAGCTGAGGTTCTGTAGAGAGCATCAAGCTCTGGCATATCCTCAACAGCTTTCTGTTCAGTAGTTACAACCTGCTCACTATTTACAATATATGTTGTATCTCCTATTGTAATACCACTTAAGCTAGTACGTGATGTATGGGTTAAATACTCACTTACACCATCTTCAATATCTATAGTTTTAACACCTTCTCCAAGAGTTATAG